TCACTGACGTAGCCAAAGATGCACTCTGACATCGACACGATTAAGGAAAAGGTACGTATCCTTTTTGATTTGTGGAACAACAAATGACCGAACAAGAAATAGAGGTATTGATTGACAGAGCTGCTAGAGAAGGTGCTAAACAAGCACTTCGGGACATTGGCCTGTCTGACGCTGAAGCGTACGATGATGTCAAAGAGTTACGGTCTTTGCTGGAGACTTGGCGGGATACGAAGCGCACAGTAGGGCAGACGATAGCAAGGATAGTAACTACTGCACTTTTGACCGGATTAGCGGCAGGTGTATGGATGAACTGGGGTGGCGGTAAATAACGTCCTTAGAGGGTAAAAATATGAGTATTTTCAAAAAGATAGGTGAGCATTGTTGGCGTTATGCGCAGGGTGCCACCGTTGAACAAATTGGCATGACCGTGAGTGCCGTTGCACTGGCTATCCTTGTACTGGCTATCCTATGAAATTTGACAAGTTAAAAGGACTGATTGGCGGTATCGCACCTACCATCGGTACGGCTATGGGTGGCCCTCTGGGGGGCATGGCGGCTCAGGTCTTGGCAGGGGTACTGGGTTGCGATTCGACCCCACAGGCCATTGAAAACGCGTTTGAGACGGTTACCCCCGAACAGCTTGCGGAAATTAAGAAGGCCGAGCTTAAGTTCGAGGCCAAGATGAAGGAACTCGACGTTGACCTGTTCGCGTTGGAAACCAAGGACAAGCAGGACGCCCGTAAGCACTTCTCCCGTGACTGGACGGCTAAGTCTATCGGCTTGATCATGGTGCTTTTCTTTTGCGGTTATATTGCAATGATTACTATATTGCCGCCCGAGCAAAATTCCATGGAACTGATAAATTTGGTGCTGGGGTATATGGGCGGGTTAGTTTCGGCTGTTATTAGCTTTTACTTCGGGGCTTCATCTTCAGACAATGGAAAAACTGATTGAACTACTGCGCCGACATGAGGGCGTAGAGAAGCACGTTTACCTAGATACCGAGGGTCTTGAGACTATTGGCGTAGGTAGAAATGTTTCAAAAACAGGTTTGGGTTTATCTGATGATGAGGTAAACTACCTGTTGCAGAACGATATTTCCCGCGTAATCAAAGAGTTAAGCGGTGCATTTCCTTGGTTTTCTGGGCTTAATGAAGCCCGTAAAGATGCCATGATTTCGTTAGGGTTCAACCTTGGTTTGCCAAGATTGCTACAGTTTAAAAACGCTTTAGAATCAATGAGTTCTGGCGATTTTGAGTCTGCTGCCGAGCATTTTTTAGACAGCAGGTGGGCAACGCAAGTTAAAGGCAGGGCTATCGAACTGACTGACATGATTAGGTCTGGGGAATATGCCGGTACAAAAAATACAGTTTAAGCCCGGGGTCAACCGGGAAACTACCCGCTACAATGCCGAAGGTACATGGTATGAGACGGACAAAATCCGTTTCCGCTTTGGCGCACCCCAGAAAATTGGCGGGTGGGAGCGTATCTCCGCTGATACATACTTAGGTGTATGCCGGTCTATGTTCAACTGGGCTACTCTGGGCGGACAAAACTTAGTGTCGGTTGGCACTAACGTGAAATACTACATAGAGCGCGGCGGCGCGTACTATGATTCAACCCCCTACCGCCTTATTTCCGGTGCCGGAGACGCAACATTCGCCGCTGTTAATGGCGACGCTACTATTACTGTAACCGAAGTAGATCACGGGGCTAGTGCTGGTGATTACGTGACTTTCTCCGGGGCGGTTTCTTTGGGTGGTAACATTACTGCTGATGTCTTAAACCAGAACTACATTGTAGCTACTGTAATAGACGGAAGTAATTTTACTATAGAAGCCGTAGACACTTCTGGTGCAACCGTACTTGCTAATGCTTCCGATACCGGTAATGGCGGAGCATCTACTGTAGCTTCCTACGAAATAACCCCCGGAGCAGAGTATGCAGTACCTTTTACCGGTTGGGGCGCAGGTACATGGGGTGCCAGCACTTGGGGTTCTGGCGGGTCTACCACGGCCACTATACGCCTCTGGAGCCAATCTAACTTTGGTGAAGACCTGATTCTGGCTGACCGGGGCGGTAACATTTACCTCTGGGACGGAGGCATTGGCGCAACCACAAACAACAGGGCTGTTATCTTATCTACCTTGCCCGGAGCAGATGCAAGCACTCCCACAATAGTAAATTACACCGCCGTGTCCGATATATTCCGGTTTGTCTTCTGTTTTGGGTGTAACGATTATGGTAGCAGTACCCTAGACCCAATGCTCATACGGTGGTCTGACCAAGAAGACGCGCTTACTTGGGCACCATCAGCTATTAACCAAGCTGGTAGTTTGCGTCTTTCTAACGGCAGCGAAATAGTCACCTCAATACAATCTAGGCAGGAAGTGCTTGTATGGACAGACGCGGCGCTTTACGGTATGCAGTATTTGGGCGCCCCGGAAGTTTGGGGGGCTAATCTTCTCGGCGGTAACATAACTATAGCTAGCCAAAACGCGGCTGCGTTTGCCAATGACGTTGCTTTCTGGATGGGCAAAGACAAGTTTTATATCTACGACGGTACCACTAAGACCCTACCTTGTTCTGTCCGCAGTTACATTTTTAACGATTTTAACCAGCAACAGACAGATCAAGTAATATGCGGAACTAATGAGCGTTTTAATGAGGTCTGGTGGTTCTACTGTTCTTTAGGCTCAACCACCGTAGATAAATACGTAATATACAACTACGCCGAAGATACTTGGGCGTACGGGAATATGGCTAGGACAGCTTGGATGGACGCTGATCTGCGAGAACTACCGATTGCCGCAACCTACAGTAATAACCTTGTGGAGCACGAAACCGGCTACGATGACAAAGAAACAAGCAGCGTATTCCCAATTACAGCTACGCTAGTATCGACAGAGTTTGATTTAGACGATGGCGACAGGGCTATGTTTATTACGCGCGTACTGCCGGACGTAACTTTTGATGGGTCTACTGCTTCTACTCCATCCCTGACCATGACCCTGTCCCCCATGACTAACTCCGGTTCCGGGTACAAATCCCCCCTTTCTGAAGGCGGTAACAGTTCAGCTACGGTAACGCGTTCCGCTACTGTGCCGGTTGAGCAGTTTACAGGGCAGGCGTACGTACGTCTAAGAGGGCGCCAGATGGCGTTTAAGGTCGAATCTACTGCGGAAGGGGTGGCATGGAAACTAGGCTCTACACGCTTCGATATGCGCCCTGATGGTCGGAGAAGCTAATGAGTGAAGCCTTAATCAGTAGAACACCGCCCCCAGCCCTGCCTATACCGGGTGACAACATTGATAAGCGGTATATAGACTCCCAGAACAATGTGCTTCGACTGTACTTCGGGCGTATATCTAATGCCATAAACAACGTGACCGGGCACTTGGGCGGTAGGTTCCTAGATCAATCTAACGGGCTTTTCTTCTCTGTTGCGGACCAGACAGCCGCCGCTGTAAACACAGGCTACCCGATTCAATTTGAGAATACTTATTTAAATCATGGTGTTACAATAAACGGCGGGTCTAGCACCCAGATTACCGTAGAGTACTCAGGGATATATAATTTCCAGTTTACTGGGTCTGTGTACAGCAATTCGGCGTCCTCTAAGAACATATACCTGTGGATCAGGCGTAGCGGCACAGACATAGGCTACTCGACAAAACAGTATATAATTGCAGGTTCCGGGGACACCACTCCAATTTCATGGAGTTTTAACATCGACATGACCACAGGACAGTATATAGAAATGATGTGGGCCACCTCCGACACAACTGCAATCCTTGACGCTGTCGCCGCTACTACCCCCCACCCCGGTATACCCTCCGCTGTTGTTGCCGTTACCTTGGTGTCCGCACTGCCGGATACACTACCGACCCCTCCGTAGGTGATGAGATGAGTAATGACGATGTGCCATTAGAACGGAACCCTCATGTTTGGAGTTTTGACGCCCTGTCTACCCTAGACGACGTGCTTACTTACGGTGAAACCCCCTCATTCACTGGGATGCGGTCTGCTCGTGATGAACTCCAAGCAGAGCTTTCGTACCTCAACAACATAAGAAAGATGGTACGGGATCGCGCTCTTGAATCGGGGTCTACTTGGGAAGATGCAAGCGCTGTCGCTATTCAAGCCGCCCCTTTGCCCTCCGCTACATCAGCAGGAGGGGGAGAAAAAACAGAAGACGCAGTAGATGTACTTACCAACACACAAAACGGTACTTCGGTAGACACTATACGCGACCTCATAAATAAAGGTGCGGTGAACTCGGGTAAAGTCTGGGACAAAGTAACCGGCACGTTCAGTAAAGTATTCCAAATGCCGGGTATGCCAGATTTTACAGTTTTTAACCCGTTCGACCCTTCTGCTACTGTTATATGGGGGCAACCAAGCGGCTCCCCAACAATCCCCGTAGGCACCACTCCGGGCGGCACAAGTGTCAGTGCCACTACCGGCATACCCGCTGTAGATAGAGTATTATCTGATGTTGTAGACGTAATAATGGGTAGGGCAGGCGTTGGAGACGTGATACCTACAGAAGAAGAGATAAGAGAAGTGTTGGCAGGGGTGCTAAAGACAAAGTACGGACTGCCCGGAGATATGTCTGTAGATGATGTTTTAGCCGAAGCTAGCACCGCAGCATCTCGTGCGTGGGAACGCAGGCAACGGTTAGGGGAAGGTGACAACGGTAATGATGGCGGTTTTGGGGTAGACCTGACGAAAAAAGATTGCAGCGACCCCGCTTACGCTATGGCTAATCCAGACGAGTGTGGCCCCGGTACTGATGATGGTGGAACCGATGGTGGAACCGATCGTGGAACCGGTGGTGGTAATGAGTCTGACCCAAATAAAACCCCGGGTGGTAATGAGTCTGACCCAAATAAAACCCCGGGTGGTAATGAGTCTGACCCAAATAAAACCCCGGGTGGTAATGAGTCTGACCCAAATAAAACCCCGGGTGGTAATGAGTCTGACCCAAATAAAACCCCGGACGAAACCTCGGACGAAACCCCTGCTGGTGATGGTGATGGCGGTGGCGGAGCAGGTGCAGGGTCCACACAAGGTATTGCCGTACACTCCGGTGCGCCGGGGGAGACTGTAGATATAGATTACTTATACGATATTGCGGGGAGCAGTATATTTAACCCGGCTATGGATAGGACTGAAGAAGAAAAGGAAGACAAAAAGAACAAACGTGGCCCCTATGTATACGCACGTAGCGGTGGTATGATACAGAATAATTACGACTTGTTAAACGAAGTTATTCGTCTTTTGAGAGGATAATGTAATGTCAGAGACCACAGATTTACTCTTAGCGGGTCTAGGTGGCCTTGCTGGTATTCTTAGTGGTAGTGGCGACACCCAAGGCTCACAGGGCTATACTGGGGGTATCCCAGAATATACAGCAAACCGCGAACAAGTACCGGGTGCTTTTGACCCGACAAATAGGCGTCCGGGTGAAGCCGGTAGGCAATATTTTACCGATGTGCAGTACACCCCGAAAACAGACGCCGAAGGTAACCAGACTGTTATGGGTGGGGATTATCTCGCCCAGTTAAACGCCGATGCCCTTGCTAGACAACAGCAACGGCGAAGCGACTATGAGTCTTTACTAGAGATGTTGATGAATAACCAGACGACCAGTCAGGGACCTACTACGCCACCACCGCAGCCACCTACTACGCCACCACCGCAGCCACCTACTACGCCACCACCGCAGCCACCTACTACCACAGGCATTACTGATGCTCAGATACGGGCGGCTATAGGAACAGTACAAGCGGGCACTGGTACAAACCAAGAAAAGTACGCGCGCGTTGTAAAGGCTATGAAGAACTACAACATCTCACCAGAACGTGTAGCGGAAGTTATGGGTATACCTCTAGCCAACGTTCAGCGTGTATATGACAAATACGAAAGCAACTATGCTAGAGGTGGGCTTGCTTCTCTCCCACAGTCCCGTGGGTACTACTTGGGTGGTCCTACTGATGGTATGGCTGACAAGGTGCCAGCAACTATTGATGGTAGAGAACCGGCTCGGCTTAGCGACGGTGAGTTTGTAATACCGGCTGATGTGGTAAGCCACCTTGGTAACGGCAACTCTGATGCCGGAGCCAACCAGTTATACTCAATGATGGATAAAGTGCGGAAAGCCCGTACTGGAAATACCCGACAAGGTAAACAGATAAACCCCAATAAATATTTGATGGGCTGAGGTTAAGATTATGGCTACTAATAATCCCGTAGACCCCATGGCTGGCGAAGTTTTAGGTCAGTCTTCGTCTCTGTCCCCGTGGGCAGGTCCCTATGTTACCCAGATGCTTGGCAAAGGTGCTGCTCTTGCTAATATGGGCTATACACCGTACCGAGGTCCACTAACTGCTGGTCCGTCTGCGCTCCAAAGACAGGCGTTCCAAGGTTTGGCTGGTTTAGCGGTACCATTTGCCAATAGAGTTGGGTCTTTCGCAGGAAGTATGCCTAGTTATGGTGGTATGCAAGCCCGACAAAGCCCACAAGGTATGCAAGTACCGCCGGGAATGGCTATGGATAATATTCCGGGACTGCAAGCCTCACAAGGCCAACAATTACCGCCGGGAGTGGCTACGACTAATATTCCCGGACTGCAAGCCTCACAAGGCCCACAATTACCGCCCGGCGCGG